TTTTATTTCTTTGTATGTAATTGCCATCTTGTACCTCTTGTTAAGAAATAAGGGGCGATAGGAACTCCCCACCGCCCCAAAGAATTACGACTACTGTGGAAGCTCTACTACAGTTACGCTCAGCGATGCAGATGGAGTTACCTTGATGTAATCCTTATATTCACCGCTTACGTTCTTGAAGTAACCGCTGTCTACTACGAGATATGCAGTCTTACCTGCTGCTACCTCTACTTCGAGGTCTTCAAAGATTCCGCTTCCTTCAGCATTTGCGCCCTGAATGCCATCGCCACAAGCGATAGTTACAGTCGCTTTTGAACCGCCTGCATTTTCAAAGATGAAGAGGGTCTTATAGTCGCCACCCCTTGCATCAGCACCGAATACAGCAGATGCGGAAGTTGGATTGATTTCCTGTGCTTCATTCAGCTTCAGAACAGTTCTGTTGATTGCTGTAATTGCCATGATTTATTCTCCTTTCCTATAACTACTGTGCAGAGCACTCAAGAGTAATCATCTCTTTAGGTCTGACAATCTTCGCACCGTGCAGTCTGAATCCCTTAAGTGCGTCCTCAAACTTGGACTCCGGACGATACGGCTCAAGATGTACGTTCTTCTGTGCGAGTGCGATAGCTCTCTGTGTCTTGACCTGTATCAGATGATGTCCTGCGTTGTTGGTAGCAACATTGTTGGACATCCTCAGAATCATGCCCGAGTACATTCCGACTTTGCCGTTCTGAATCATTGCGCTGTTGTCTGTGTCAAGCTTTGTGTAAGCCTGCTTCAGCACCTTGAAGAACCACGGTGGCATTGTTACTGTAACAGTTGTGCTTGGCTGTACATCGTTCTCCCACAGAGCCTTCTGAACATCGTCAAGTACGTCAAGTACGTTGTTTACTGTTACGACTGTGTTGGAGTTTGAGTACTTCTGTACTCCGACTTTGCCGAGTGACAGGTCAGCGATGGACTTGTCGATTGCGTTTGCGATGCCCTCTGATGCTTCTGTGCTCAGTACGGACATTACGTCACCTGCGCCCTGCTCTTTGTCGATGTCGCCTACTCCGTAATTGATGATTTCAGCCTTATCAATTACGAGTGATACTGAAGTATCAGCGACCTTTTCCGGGTTGGAGAGAGTGATATCTGAACCCTGTGTAGTCAGATCCCATGTAGTTACTGTCGGCTTGCCGACACCCTTGATGCGTACTGTGTCGCCAAGCTTGGCGATTTCACCTGTGTACTTCTGATTTGTGTCTGTTGCAAACACGCAGAGTCTCTCAAGCTCTCTGTCGATTGCCTTTGACCAAACTTTCTGCTTGAAGTTTTCGTATGACATTGTGTTTTCCTTTCTGCTAAGTCTTTGGTTTTAGCCTGCTCATGGAACGCATAACCTTATCCCAATTTGCTTCCATTTCCTCATCGCTCAAATTGTCCAATTCTTCGGATGTGTAATAGTCGCGCTCTGCTCTGTTATCAGCTATGCGCCCTATCGGGTCGGGCGGAAACGTCTTCTCGTTCACTTCCATCGACTTGGTTGCGTAATAAGCCTGCTTTGTCGATAAGCCCGAAGCGATAAACTGTGCAAAGTCCTCGCCTAACTCATCCAATGACTTGACGTTCGGATCAATTTCTTGAACTTCACGCAAGCCCTCACGCATGAGCCTGTCAACCTCAAGATTCATCAGCTTGTCCTGCAAGTCGGCATTTTCTGCCTGCAAGCGGTCAAACTCTTGGTAGTGCTCCCACTCCTCTCGATACTCATCGGGGTTGCGCTCTTCTGCGTAAGCATTAGCATTGATGAAGAGTTCCTCGGGTGTTTCCCCATCGAAGTACCTCGACATAGCCTGCATAAGCATTTCTTTCTCGTGTGCGAGTTGCTGATTCTGTCTGCGCATTTCTGCGAATGCAGAATCCTGCTCGGTGCGACCTGTCTGCTGATAATCGACTTGGGAATCCTCTGACTGTGCAGGTTCAGCGACTTCCTGCGTTTCTGCGCTTTCATCGAGAGCTTCAGTTTCCGTTTCAGCGACCTCCGGACTTTCTACGCTTTCATTCATGATGTTCTCGTCTTCCATTTCATCAATTCCTTTCTGTTATTAAGTTGTAATTTGTGCCTATACGATCTTGAATTTCTTTCGTTCAGACGCATAGTAATTCTCAAGCTTTTCCGCCGCCTTTTGCTCATCAGCGACTTCCTTGCTTTTCGAAGCTTGTTTAGGTGGTGCTTCTTCCCATCCGCACCAATTCTTCAGAGCAAACGTAGCTATTCTTGCTTCATAGGCTTTCTTCATTGCGCCCGATGCCAAAGTGTCGGCAACCATATCACGCATCGACTTGCCTGCCACGGGATGACCTCGTAGCCATTCGTGAACGTCTGCTCTTGGCTGACCTATATAATCAGCAAAAGCGGAAAAAGTAGGCACGATACCATAGGGTGGCTTGAGGACTTCTCCGTTCTCGTCACGCACCGTGGTCTCTATGTCCTTGAGGAATTCCTCGCATTTAGCGAGGACTTCGCTCTCGGACATCCCCCTTATTCCGCTCACAAGGTCTTTTGCTTTGATTTTTCCCATTGTTTTACTGCGCTAACTGCGACTGTAATGATTGATATGAACCGCTCGATGCACCGCCTACATTGACTCCGTTGCCTAATCCATCGTTCAGAGGATTGCCCATCTCGTCTGTAGGCATCTGACCCATCTGCATCATCTCTTTACGAGTCTCTGCTATCTGCTTCAGTACGTCCTTTGGCAGAGTTGCGTGGTCTGGGTACATATTTGCGAATTCCTCGAAGCTGATCTTGTTGTTGTTCAGCAGGTTCACAAGCTCCTGCACAAGACCCATCTTCGAAACGGATGTATCTTCAACGATATCGACTCTGACGTTAGGTGTGACGGATGCAAGCTCCTCGGCTGTCACCGTGATGCCATCCATCTCGATACCATCGGGATAATAAACTTTCCAAAGTTCGAACCACAGAAGTGCGGTATTCTCGATGAAGTCTTGATACATCTCCTGCTGTTCGTTCAGCGGTACCTGCTGTTGGTCACGAATGGTCATCGCAGCCGTACCCGAAACTCTTGAGAGGTCGATATTACCAAGTTGTGCATCGGACGCACCTGCAAGGGTTCTTGACTGTCCGATAAGGTCATCGGTGAGCTGTTTAGCGTCACCCGACATCGCCTGCGGTGATAAATAGGCAATCATATTGTTGATAGCCTGTGCGTTACCGCCATTTACCTTGAGTGTCGCTCCAACCTTGTCCAAATCTTCGGGATTGGCAAGGGCTGTCTCATCATATGCGACTCTCGGGAAAGCGGTCATTTTAGCGGAAATCGCTCTTCTCGCAAGCATCTTGTTAGCTTCAAGCTGATTAGGTATCAGCTGTTCGACTTCACCTATGCCACGGGCATCGTTCGGTGTCTCTTCCCAAATCATCGGGATGATAGGGTACTTGGTCAGTCCGATGTCGGTGTACTCGCCTGCCTTGTATTGCTGAACAGGATGCATCTTCTCGTACATGACATTAGGTGTGCATCTGCCAAGCCACACGATTCCCGTTTTAGAATCTTTTTCCATATAGAGAAGACAGGTAACTTTCTCATCAACTTCGTTCTTATTAATAAGGGAGCTGTCTAGTTCTTTATCGGGCTGAATGAGGTCGATGTCCTTTTTAGGAATGCCTGCAAGTCTCGCCCTCTCCTTGACAACTTTCGGGTCAAGACGCTCCTCGATGATTATCCAAGGCTGTTCCTGCAAGTACACGGTGTTCTCGTCACCAAGCCTTACCTGTGTGTTGTGCAGGAGCTGTGGCGGTTTCCTTGTGTCGCCACCCTCGCCCCAAAAGAAGTAGCTGTCGCCCTGCACGGCTGACTGTTTCAGACCCTTTTTCTCGCACTTCTGCATCTTTGCTTTCTCTCTTGAGATGTCAAAGAGTGCGTTCATCCTCGATACGACTGACTCGATGACTGTCGTTTCGCCCGTAATAGGATTCTGAATCTCCTGCGGTTCGTTGTTCTTGCCGTTCAGATCAGAGAACATTGCAGTTACGTGAGAACTCGTAATTGAGCTGACTTTGTACTTGACTGTCGGCTTGATGAAGTTGAGCATCGGCAGGTCTTCCATACCGGAGCTGTCATTCACGGCTTCCCATTGCTTGCCCGAATACATCAGCCAATTCTTCTCTGTCTTGACGACTAAGCCCTTGCTGTCAAGATATTTCTTGGACTTGTTGTATCGATTCCAAATCTCGTGAAAATCTGTCGTTGCCATGTGCTATACCACCCTCGTTGTGTACACTTGAGCGTTCTCGATGCGCTCAAGCATCTTTTCAGTTTCGGTCGGTTCTTTCTCTTCCTGCTTTTTAGGCATCTGCATAATCTTTTTAGGCGCATTGATGTTGTAGCCTATGATGAATGATGCGATGCTCATAACAGGAAGAAGTGCTGATAAAACGATTATTGCTGTCAACATTTCAGACCACTCTCACCTTTCCGTGTCCTTTCTGCCCCTTATTCTTGCGGTACATAGGGAACAGCTTGTCGAAGTTCGACATCTTCTCAAATATCGGTGCGGTTCCTCGCTGATAGATGAGCCTGTTAAGTGCCTGCGACATACAGTCAACTTGGTCATCGTGCGCAGCGTTCGGGAACGAACTGCACTCTTCAACAAAATCAGAAGTGAATCTTCTGTTTTTAGGAAGATGTACGTTGCCCGATTCGATTGCACCAAGCACAGCCTGCACTCTTGCCATCTTTGAGCCTATTGGCTGTACTGCGATGATGCCCGTCATCTCTCTTCGGAGCATCGTGATGATCGCTGAACCATTAGCTCTGTCCTCTATCAAGGTCGTTTTGCACTCGGGGTACATCGCCCTTAACCGCCTAATCTCCATAATCGTGTCGGGGAAGTTCAAGTGCTTCTTGACCGCATCTATCAGATAGATGTCTGCGCCATTCTTGCCCCAAACCTGCAATGCCACGAAGTCGGATTGGTCATCATCCTTGAATGAAGCATCGACTGACATCGCCCAAGTGTTTATCTGCGGTAGCTCCTCGTAGTATTGCCACCAATCTCGCTCGATGATGTTACCCTCCATAGCACTCGGTCTGCCTTGAAACATTGCGTTCCACGCCATCGAGCCTTCGGTCGATACCATCGAGTCCTTATAAGCTTTAAGCCATTCGTTGCCCTTGCCTATCTCGGGGCATAAGGCATCGCCTATTTTCCTGCCTAATGCCTTTTCAACGACTGAATCCTCTTCTTCGCATTCACAAGGGAATCTCAAGAGCTTGATGTTCTCCTCGTTCTCAAGAAGCCTGCCTGCCAAGTCATCCTCGTGCCAACGAGTCATGATTAGGATCACTTTCGCCCCCGGTGCAAGTCTCGTCTTGAATGACATCAGCCATTCGTGGAACAAGAGGTCTCTACGGCTCTTACTGAACGCTTCAGCTTTGTTCTTAACAGGGTCATCGATAATCATTAGGTTGCATCGTTTACCTGTTACGGCTGTGCCGATACCGCTCGACATCATGCCACCACCGTGCTCCGCTATCTCGAACTCGACATTCCTGTTAGAGTCTTTGGCGAGTGTGATGCCGAAAATGTCGTCACCGAACTCTTGAATCTTCCTTTTATTAGAACGACCGAATGTGATGGCGAATTCCTCGTTATAGCTGATTTCAATCACTCGCCTGTCGGGATGCCTGCCTAAATACCAAGATGGTAATGTTTCAGTTATCGACTGCGACTTCCCGTGCTGTGGCGGTGTAGTCAGCACCAATATCTCATAAGGCTTGTCGGTCTCTCGCTCTACGAAATTCTGCACATACTTGCACAGAAACGAGTGGAACGGGGTCTTCATCCAAGCTCCGTGGTGTACGTAGCTGACGTATTCACAGTAGTCTGTCTGCAAGACAGCTCTATATGTATCAATCGCACTTATCTTCGCCACTTAACACCATCCTCAACTTTTCAGAAATTTTTATTTCTAAGCCCACAATTCGCTTTTCAGCCATTCAGCTTTGGGCATACTCCCCCTAATTTGCCGTTTGCTTCGCCCCTGCGAGGTGCTCCGCAGGAGCAGGATTCTTACCAAAACTAAAAAGATCACTCTTGCGAGTGACCTTGAATTTTGAGTGGTTTTCGTTGTGTCTGTACAATATATATATATATACAGAAGGAACGCGCGAACTTGGGGCGGTTCGGGTCGGTAACGACCCGTCCTACCCCAAGCCCCCTACCCCTTCAAATTCCAACTCTTTATCAAGAGTTGGAACTATGCCGACAATAAGGGTTATCGGAATAGTTGACCCAAAGGGTCAAGACTCTTGCTCTGATTGCTCTGACCCCCAAGGCTTTTAGCCTTGCTCTGATTAACCGATGACAGATGACAAACAGGATGACATACAGAGTATGTCAAGCATTACACTTCCCGACTTAATAATGCATAACTCAATTTACATCCGTCAAGGTCAAGATACACAAAGAAGTGTATTTATGTTTATAAATATATAAAGCTATAAATAAATACCTTGCTATTCTTGTATTCCTCAAGTCGATAAAGTATCTCTATCCGAGAAGCAGGGTCAGCGATCCCTGCCGTTGACCCCCTACTCCCTAAAGGGAGTAGACCCACCGGTTCCCTATAGGCTGACCCCACTCCCGTAGGGAGTGAGGAAAAATCACAGTACTTCGTACTGTGGGGCTGGCAGGAAACCACCACCACCGTGTACGGCAAACGAGGTGTCCCGAAAAACGGACAGCACCCCCAAAATCGCCCTCCATAGAAAAAAATCCCCTACGGGGATTATTTTCTAAAAAAAAGGGTGTTGACATCCCGAGCGGTATCGGCTACATTGGTGGTGCAAGGCAGGACAGCCAACAACAGCGGTTGAGCACAACGCAATGCCAAGCACAAGCGGATACGGCTTTATCGACAGGACTTATAAACCGATGTAGTGAGTGTATCACATAGTCTTACTCAC